CGGGAACGCGACGACGCTGGGCTATCCTTGGCGGGCTCCCGCAGCGGGGCATCGGGCTGTAGCGCAGTTTGGTAGCGCACTTGACTGGGGGTCAAGGGGTCGTGGGTTCAAATCCCGCCAGCCCGACCAGCATCGCCGCAGGTCAGCGGCCGGCTCCCCCCTCAAGGGGCCGGCCGCTGAACCGTCTTACATCGGTGTTGCGCCAACGGATGCGCCAACAGGGGCCGGCCCGTTCACCACATCTGGACGACGCCGAGTGAAGCGAGGGTGACGGCGCGGTCGAGGGCCATGACGGCGCAGACGGCCAGGTCGATCCGGCGCGTTGAGTGTTTGGAGTCCTTGACGATGCGGTAGCCGCGGGCGTCGTCGCGGACGATCGCGTTCGCGATGTGTCGGGCCATCGCTGGGTCGCCGGAGTGTGTCAGTCCTTCGGTCATGACGGCCTCGTAGAGCCGTTGGGTGGCTGGTGTCATGCGGGCCGGGCTCTGGGGGTATTCGGTGACGGGGAGGCCCTCGTCGAGGAGTGCTTCCAGGGAGCGTTGCCAGCGGAACGGGTCGGCGGTGATCTCGCGGACGGTCCATCGTTGGGCGGCGTCTCGGATCGCCTGCTCGACCTCGCGGATCGGCACGCGCCAGCGGGGGTCGTTGTCCGGTCGGGACCAGAGGCCGGCGACGTCGAGGTGAGGTTGCTCCTCGACGGTGGCGACGACGAGGGCTGTGGAGTCGCCGTTGAAGCTGCCGTCGAGGGCCAGGACGACCTCGTCGCCGTCCTCGATCGCGCGGTCCCGGTCGGCGCAGCGCAGCCATGCCCCGTCCGGGAGCCAGGATTGGTCGTGGGAGGCCCACTGCCCGAGGCGGTAGCGGCGGAATGCGGACTCGCGTGAGGTCTTGAGGTTGGCGCGCAGTGCGTCGACGTGCAGGAAGTCCCCGAGGGCGGGGTTCGCGATGTGCCAGGCGGCTTCGTCGTCGACGGGGCAGCTGGGTGGGGCGGCGTACTCCCGGAAGTAGAGGGCGGTGTCGGGCTCGGTGAGGGCCTGCTGTCGGAGGCGCCACATCACCCCGGACTGGTCTCCGGAGGGGGTGGAGATCGCCAGGGTGAGCGATTTCTCGCGCTTGCCGGCGGCGAGGGTCATGGCCTCCCAGACGTCGTCGGTGACGACGTGCAGCTCGTCGACGACGCAGAAGCTGGGGTCGTAGCCCTGTAGGGCGGCGGCCTCCGAGGGCAGGGGGCGCAGCTCGGAGGCGGTGTGCGGCACGATCAGGCGGTCGCGGTAGATGTGGGTGCGTTCCAGCAGCGCGGGGGAGAGCTCGACCATGCGCCGCGCGGCTGCGAACAGGATCCCGGCCTGCCGCTCGTCGGAGGCCACGGCGAGCACCTGGGCGCCCTCCTCGCCGTCGGCATACAGGGCATAGAGGGCGAGCATGGCGGCCAGGGCGGTCTTGCCGTTGCCGCGGGGGATGGACAGCAGCCCGGTCCGCGGGCGGGGGTCGTTGAACAGGCCCTCGACGAGCTCGCGCTGCCACGGGCGCAGCCGGACCGGCTTGAGTGCGCCTTTGCCCTTGGGGATGACGAGGGTTCGCTCGATCCAGCGCGCGGCGCGCGGGCCGCCCAGGCGGGGGAGGCCCTTGAGGTTGAGCGGTGGTGCGGTGATCTGGGCCTTCGGGCCTGCCTTGAGCGCGCCGGCCATCCCCCGATCACCTGTCCACGGTGTGAGACGGAAAGTCGCACTGCGCGGTCATGGCTGGGTGCCTGTGTCAGAACTCAGCGGGTCCGCAGGTGTGCGATCCGGAACAGTGGGACGGCGGCGAGGGCGCGGACGGCTGCGATCCGGGCGTCGGGGTAGGCGGGGAAGGCGACGATGCTGATCTCCACGAGCGAGGCGCGGACGCGGGTGACGTGGGTCCGGTCGGTGTTCCATTGGTCGATCAGTGGCACGAAGCCGACGGACAGCCCGGTCGCGACGCCGTCGCGGACGAGGGTGAGGACGTCGCGCCCGGCGGTGGTGTCGGAGACGAGCAGGTCGGCGCGCAGTCCTTCGGCTGTCTCGGTGAGGGTGACGGCCCGGCCGATGGGGAGGTCTTCGTGGGCGTGTGCGGCCATCACCTTGATCGCGTCGGGCTCGTCGGCTGCGTCGGCGAAGACGCCGCGGGCCATGGTCTCGACGTATGGCCCGATCTGGGTCGGTGTGCCGTAGGGGACGGCGAGGCCGGTGATTGTGCGGCCTTCGCTGCTGTTGCGGATCTCGAGGTCGGCGCGGTGGGTTCGGGTGAGCATGGGGTCTCCTACGCGACGTCGGGGGTCGTGGTCATGGGTGGGCGGTTCTCCAGTGCGCGGGCCTCGTCGATGGTGAGGAAGCCGGACCGGATGCCGATCTCGTGGGCTTGGTAGCGGGTGAGCAGGTCGGCTCGGAGCAGTGCTCCGGTGTTGAGCTTGACGATCTGGCCGCGGGGCAGCAGCGAGGAGAGCGCGGCTTCGATGCGGGCGACCCACGGCCCGAGGGCGAAGGTGGCGAAGTCCAGGGCGCGTTGCTCGACGTTGGCGTAGGTCAGCGATCCGCCGGCCTCGCCTCCGATCATCTCGGGGGGTACTCCGAACAGGCGGGCGATCTGGGCGACGGTGAACCGCTGGGTCTCGACGAACTGGCTCTCGTTGGGGGTGATGGTGATCGGCTTGAACTCGACGTCTCCGGTGAGCACGGCCAGCTCACGGCGGCCCTGGTGTGCGGCGCGCCAGCGCGCCTTGAGCGTCTGGGCGTTCTCGGCGGTGAGTGGTCCCTTGGAGATCAGCACGCCGGAGGGGGTGGCGTTGTCGCCGAAGAACCGTGCGCCGAAGGATTCGGCGGCCAGTCCGAGGCCGATCGACTGCCGGGCGTACTCCACGGGTGACAGGCCGACGAGGTTGCCGGGGACTGTGAACGCGCGGACGTGGAAGACGTCCTCGCGGGGGTAGTCGGTCCCGCCGATCTGGTAGGCGATCCCGGTGTCGGTGCGGGCCACGGTGACGACGTCGGGGCTGACGAGCTCGACCTGGGAGGGCCAGCCGGCCGCGCCTGTGCGGCCGGTGATGACGCCGTAGGCGTTGCCTCGCAGGCACAGGCTGGTCATGACGGCGTGCAGCCACTCGATCAGGCCGAAGGCGTCCGACGGCTGCGCGAGTAGGGCCGGGGTGGGGATCTGCCGGTCGGGGTCGCCCTTGCGGTACACGTCGACCGGCAGCGTGCTGACCGTGTCGGCCAGCAGCCGCACGCAGGCCCAGACCGCGGACAGGCGTAGGGCCTGGTCGGAGTTGACCACGATCCCGGCGTCGGTGCGGTAGTTGTCGGTCGCGTCGCCGACGAGGAACGGGTGCAGGGCTCGCTCCTCCCGGACCGGCGAGGTCCGGGAGGAGGAGCCAAAGCCGAAGAGCCTCACGGCGTGTCGGTGAGGATGTAGGCGCCGGTCGCGTTCATCGTCTTCGCGGCGAACCGGGAGATCGCCCGGACCGCGACGGAGTCGGTGCCGAACAGCGCGTCGGTGGAGACCTCGATCGTCGGGCTGCGCCGGATCACGAGCAGCGTGTGGGCCGGGTCGAAGATCACGGCCTTCGTCGCGGTGACGGCCGAGCTGACGATCAGCGGCAGGCCCAGGACCCGGCCGGCGAAGCCGTCCGCGGGACCGTTGTCCATGAGGACCGGCTTGGTCGACCCGGAGACCTCCTTGAGCTTCAGCAGCGTCTGGGCGACGGCTGCCGTGGTCACGATGCCGGCCGGGTTCGCGCCTGCGGCCTGCATGGTGACGAGCGTGTCGCTGATGACGTCGAGGCTGGTCGCGAAGTTCGCGTCGGTCGCCACGACGGTCGCGCTGGCCTCCAGGGCGGCCACGAGCGCGGCCTCCCACGCCAGGGCGTGCCGGCGCACGATGCCCCGGCCGAAGCCCTCCAGCAGGCTCGGCTCGGAGTCCTGCCAGACCTCGACGCTCAGGGCCTCATACGAGGAGTACTTCGCCGGGGTGACGAGGATCGACTCGACATCGAAGGCGGCGTTCCCGGTGATGTCCGCGCCCTCGTTGGTCGCGGCGGCGACCCCGTCGGCCTTCAGCTTCGGCACGTCGACCTGGCTGCGGTCGGTCTGGATCACCGGCCAGGCGAAGCCGTCGAGCAGGCGGGACTGCGGCCGGACGAGGTCGAACCACGAGGTCTGCGTGTCGTTGACCAGCGGCGTGCGGCCCTTGCCCGACATGGTCGAGCTGTCGACGGTGTTCGCGCGCTGCTCCAGCAGCCAGTGCCCGTATCGGTTCTCGACCGGCCCGGTCGGGGCGGTGGTCGCAGCAGCCAGGGCGGCGGCGCGCAGCTCGCGGATCTCGGCGTCGCGGGCGGCGTCGAGGCGGTCCTCGACCTCGCGGATCTCGGCGACGATGCCGGCGTGCTCACGCAGCTCGTCGGGGGTCAGGTCGCGGGCCTCGTCGGCTGCGCGGGTGAGCAGGGCATCGGCGTCGGTGCGCAGCGACTGGCGCTTGTCGACGAGCTCTGAGACGTGCATGGCGGCTCCACTTCGTGTGAGGTGCCGCCTCGCGCCGCATCATAGCACATACCCCCTACGGGTATACCATGCCCCCGGACGAGGCGGCACTGGTCCGGGGGCATGGAGTCATTCAGCGGAGGTTGTTGGTCCTGCCGTAGTTGCACTTCGCGCACGCGGCGACGAGGTTCTCCGGGTCCAGCCGGGCGCCTCCGAGGGCGATCGGCGTGACGTGGTCGACCGTGTCGGCCGGGCCTCCGCACCACGCGCAGCGGTGGCCGTCACGGGCCAGGATCCGCAGGCGCAACCGCTGCCACGCAGCCCCGTAGCCGCGCCCGGCCGTCGTGCTCGATCGCGGCGGTGCACACCGTGGGCAGACCGATCCCGGCGTCGGCCGGCCGCACACCAGGCACGGGCGAGGCAGGCGGCTCACTCGCTCGTCTCCGGATCGGGTGGGAGGAGGGTGTCCTCCCGGCGGAGCCACATCACCAGCGCGAGCTGAGCCTCCTCGTCGGTGATCCCGAGTGCGATCGCGGGGCGCCGGACAAGACCTTGCCAGCCGCCCTCGTCGTCGAGGATCTCGACCCTGAAACTGATCTCGCCGGAGTCCTCGCGCATGGGCCTGATTCGGACTCGGGTGCCATCCCTGACGGCACTGGAGAAGTCCTTCAAGCGCATCCCGCCGAAGATCACTTGGATCACGCGGCTCATGTCGTCTTCCTGGTTGAGCGTGGCGTCGACGACGAAGGAGTGCAGCAGGCGCCAACTGATCATGAGGCGGATCTGGTCGTCGCTGATCACCGGGAGCACCTCATGCTGTCCCCGAGGACGAGCATTGCTGCAACAAGCGCCCTCTGGTGGTCGGGGACGTCAGCCAAGCGGCGCATGTAGTCGCGGAACGTGCCGACGCTGGGGGCGGTCAGGGACTCTTCGAGGGCCTTGAGCTCCTCGTCGGTGAGGCTGGTGTTCCTCATGCCGATTCCTTCCGGTCGGAGGGGAGTTGCCGCTGGCAGTCGCGGCAGGGATTGGAGACGGTGGCGGATCCGCACAGGGCGCATACGGTCAGCAGCGCCGACGGCGTCGTCGACGGCCGGGCTGGCTTCACCAGATTCGTCAGTAGCCCTGTGGGCTGTGACGCTGCTTCCTCTTGCGGCCTAGGGGTAGGTAGTGACAAATCTGGTGAAGGGCCAGGGACTAGGGCGCTTGGATCGATGCCGTCGGCCAGGGCATAACGCCACCGGGTCTTCCCGCTGGTCGCGATCACGTCCTCCTCGACCGCGAGCACGTCGAGGATGTTGAGCGCCTGCATCTGCCGGTCGACGGTCGACCACGGCTTGCCCAGGCGGCGCCGGGTGTCCGATGGGGTGCTGCTCGGGTGCGTCGCGACGTCGTCGACGATAGCCAGCCGCAGCGGCGGCATGGAGTCCCGTGCGACCCGGATTGCCAGGCGCATCGCCGCCTCCCGGTCGACGCCGATCGCCACTGCGCCGCGCACCACTTGAGCGAGCTCCTTGGCGAACCTCGTCGGCATCTCGGGGGCATGGGAGTCGATGACGTCGCCGCGGTAGTCGTAGTCGACTCCCGTGCGCGCCCGCGTGACCAAGTCGGCAGCGGCGAGCAGGCGAGCGGTCTCGGTGGCGGTCACGGTGACCGGCTCGGTCGACATTCCCGCCATGACGCCGCCGACGGCCTCCGACAGCTCGGCGCGCATCTGCGCTTCGCTGCCGGTGTTGGCGATCGCTCGGATGCCGGCAGCGACTCGGTGGGTTGTGGAGTCCATCCGCACGATGACGAACCGGTCACCCATCCCCGCGATGACGTCGTGCGCCCGGTCCCATGCCGTCGTGACGGCGCCTACCACGGCGATGCGCCCGGCCCAGGACAGAGTGCGCCCACCGTCGGTTCCGACGTTTCGGTCCCAGCGCCCGTCGTGGATCTCGCGGAGGGCGGCGATCACCTGTCCGCGGACCTCGCGGTTGCTGGACAACAGCGAGGTGACGTCCTTCACGACGAGGATCCCGCGCGGCTCCAGCGATCGGAGCAGCCCGCCGGTGGCGTCTTTGGCCCGCTCCTTGCGCGCTGTGGCCGACAGCAGTGCCCCCTCGCTGGCTATCGTGGACGTGAGCACCGCGCCCGCCCCGGTCAAGGACTGCACCGTCTCGGTCTTCGCGTTGCCGGACCCGGACAGCAGCAGGGTCCAGAGCGGATCGCCGTCCAGACTCTCGACCGCAGCCGTGGCGAGGACCACGTCGAGCGCGTCGAGGTCGTAGTCGGCGCCCAGCCAACGACGGAACACCGCGTGCGCCCGGTCCAGGGGGGCCACGTCCAGAACCGCCGGGCGTGGCGGGATCGTCAGCACGCGACCCCCAGATCGTCCAGCGGCTGCAGACGCAGCTCGGCGGCACGGCGCCGCTTCTGGATGGCCAGGTACGCCGCGATGCACGCCGGACAGTGGTGCGCATCCGGTGCCGGCGCGAGGCCCTGGCATTCCACGCAGACCTCGACCTTCGCGACTAGTGTCGCGCGTCATTAGTTGATTTACATGCGGGTGGGCGGGATGATGGGGTATGCCGCCATCGGGGTTGTCGATCACTGTTGAGGACCGTGCGACGTTGGAGTCGCTGACCCGGTCGAGGACT